TTCGACCACGAATATAGATAAGGCTGTATTTGTTGGGTCAACAACTGAACTGGTTAAATTTTTAAAGAATAATAAATAGGATTACTATGGAACAACTTATTCAACAACTTAAAGTAATTTTAGGTACAAACTTTGCATTGTATTTGAAGTCACACAATTTTCATTGGAACATTGAAGGTTCTAATTTTCCTCAATATCATTCTTTCCTTGACGGGTTCTATAATGATGTGTGGGCACAAACAGATGACATTGCAGAGCATCTTCGCCAATTAGATTCTTATGTTCCAGGTTCAATGGCACGATTTTTAGAATTGGCAGACATTGAAGAATCAGTTAATGTTCCAACGGCTCTTAGTATGTTATCACAATTAAAGACAGATAACGACAGATTTATTATTCATCTCCGTGCAGGTATCGCAGCCGCAGAAAACGCAAACGAACCTGCGGTATCAAATTTCTTACAAGACCTTCTTGGTGCTCACCAGAAGAAAGCATGGATGTTAAGAAGTATCGTTAAGTAATATGCAATTATATTATGTTTACCAACATATTAGGTTGGATGAAAATACTATTTTTTATGTTGGTAAAGGAAAAAATAAAAGACATTTAGAAAAAACCAATAGAAATCGTTATTGGCATAATGTTGTTAATAAAGCTGGATTTACTTCTGAAATTTTATATGACAATTTGGATGAAGAATTATCATTATTAATTGAAATTGAATTAATTGACAAATATAAAAAATTAGGTATAGTATTAACTAATGTTACTAATGGTGGTGAAGGAATTTCTGGGTTAAAACACACCTTAAATTCCAAAATAAAAATGTCCGAAAAAGCAAAAGGAAGAACATTCACCGAAGATACTAAAAAAAAGTTATCACAATCTTTAATTGGTATTAAAAGAAAAACATTTACTGAAGAACACAAACTTAAATTATCAGAAGCATCCAAAAAACAAAAACATTTTGTTACCGAAAATACTAAATCTAAAATATCAAAATCTAATACTGGTAAAAAAAGAACGCCCGAACAGAAATTAAAAATTTCTGAAGCTACAAAATTAGCACTATTAAAAAAAAGGTTATGTAATGATTGATGCTGGCGGATATTTGGGAAACGCCAATTTGAAAAGAACAGGTGTAGAATTATCCTACACTGAAGAGCAAGTTGCCGAAATTATAAAATGCACTGAAGACCCTGTTTACTTCATCAAGACTTATGTTAAGATTGTTAACGTAGATAGGGGTCTTATACCATTTGAAATGTGGCCATTCCAAGAAGAAATGGTACACACGTTTCACGAAAATCGTTTCTGTATCGCAAAGATGCCACGACAGGTTGGTAAAACAACTACGACTGTCGGTTTTATGCTTTGGTCTGTACTGTTCCAGGATGATTACAGTATTGCTATTCTTGCGAATAAGGGTTCTCTTGCTCGTGAAATTTTAGGTCGTATTCAATACGCATATGAATATTTACCATTGTGGTTACAACAAGGTATCATTACTTGGAACAAAGGTAATATTGAGTTAGAAAACAAGTCAAAGATTGCTGCGTTTGCAACATCAGCCTCTGGTGTTCGTGGTGGTACATACAACTTAATTTTCCTTGATGAATTTGCTTTCGTTCCAAAGAACATGGCAGACGAATTCTTTACATCAACATATCCTGTTATTTCATCTGGTAAAACTTCAAAAGTTATTATCGTTTCAACGCCATATGGATTGAATCACTTCTATAAGATGTGGGTGGATGCCTCAGAGGGTCGTTCAACATACAAACGACTTGAAGTACATTGGTCGCAAGTGCCTGGTCGTGATGCGGCTTGGAAAGAAGAAACGATACGAAACACTTCTGAAGAACAATTCAGACAAGAGTTTGAAACTGAATTTATTGGGTCATCAGCAACATTGATATCTGGTGCTAAACTGCGTAGTTTGGCATTCCATAATCCAATTTCTTCAATTGAGGGATTAGATATATATGAAGAACCTATTAAAGACCATCTCTATATTGGTACGGTAGACTGTGCTGAGGGTGTCGAGCAAGACTATTCAACCATTAATGTGTTGGATGTATCTCAAACACCATACAGACAAGTCGCTAAATATCGTAATAATAAACTACCTTTGTTGTTTTTCCCGACTGTAATCTATTCGATTGCAAAGAAATACAATGAAGCATATGCTTTGATTGAGACAAATAATATTGGCCAACAAGTGGTTGATATTTTACATTATGATTTAGAATACGAAAACATTTATAAACTAGAACACCATCACATTAAGGGTCAAAGTATCTCTGGCGGGTTCAAAAGAGCTGCAGCTTTTGGTATCAAAACAACAAAGTCAGTTAAAAAAATTGGTTGTGCCAACTTAAAAACATTAGTTGAAAACGACAAACTGATTGTAAATGACTTTGATACTATTGCTGAAATGAATACTTTTGTCCGAGTCCGTGACAGTTATGCTGCGGAAGAGGGTAATAATGATGACTTGGTAATGGGTCTGGTTATTTTTGCATGGTTGACAGCTCAAACATTTTTTAAAGACAGTACAAATATAGACATTCGTAAATTGATGTTGGCAGAACAGAATATGTTAGTTGACGAAGATTTAGCGCCAGTTGGTATATTTGACGATGGGTTAAAAGAAGAAATTACCATTGATAGTAGAAATGGGGATGTTTGGACTGAAAAGGGATATACATCTTCCGCAACTTTCTAAAAAACTAAATAGACAATACAAGAAAAAATTGACTCACAACTAAAGGAGAAATCCAATGGCATTTCAGCTCTCACCTGGGGTAAACGTATCAGAAATCGACCTGACTACAATTGTCCCTTCAGTCGCCACATCAATTGGCGCATTTGCCGGGCCGTTTGCGTGGGGTCCAATCGGTGAAATTATTACTATCTCTGACGAAGTTCGTCTTGCTGATACTTTCGGTAAGCCTAACTCAACTAATTATGAATATTGGTTCTCTGCTTCTAACTTCCTAGCATATACTTCTAATCTAAAAATTGTTCGTGCGGCTAATACTGCATCAACATTCAACGCTACTGCTAACGGTACAACTATTCTAATTAAGAATAACGATGACTGGTTAGCAAATCATAACGGTTATGCCGATGGTTCTTACGGTGGTTTTGCAGCTCGTCACGCAGGTGACCTTGGTAACTCAATAAGAGTTTCTATGGCAGATGCAAACACTTATACAAGTTGGACATATTCAACACAATTTACAGCCGCACCAGGCACATCAACTTATGCATCATCAAGAGGTGCTGCTAATGATGAAATTCACATTATCGTTGTAGACGAAGACGGTTATTTTTCAGGTTCAAGAGGAACAGTTTTAGAAAAATTCCCATTTGTATCTAAAGCATCTGATGCAAAAGATGATTCTGGTAATTCAAGTTACTATAAAAATGTTATTGCATCTAATTCAAAATACATTCGTTGGTTGTCACATCCAGCATCTGCAAACGTATCAGGCAACTTGTCTTGGGGCTCTGCTGCGACTGCAAATACATTCAAGTTATTGATTGCTAATACAACATCATCACTATCTGGTGGTGCTGATGGTAACGTAGTCACTGCAAACGTATCTACTGCATATGATTTCTTTGATCCATCTGATTCAGTTGACATTTCATTGATTATCTCTGGACCATCAAACGCAACATTAATTACTTCTTTAATCGGTAAAGCAGAAACACGTAAAGATTGCGTAGTGTTTGCTTCTCCAGGTAAATCAGATGTTGTTAACAATGCAGGTTCTGAAGTTACTTCTATTACAACTCTACGTAATTCATTGACTTCATCTTCATATGCGTTCCTTGATTCTAACTGGAAATATCAGTACGACAAGTATAACGATGTATACCGTTGGGTGCCATTAAATGGTGACGTTGCAGGCTTATGTGCTCGTACAGATAACGACCGTGATCCATGGTTCTCTCCTGGTGGTTTGAATCGTGGTGTTATTAAGAATGTTATCAAACTTGCATGGAATCCTACAAAAACAAATCGTGATAGTCTGTACACAGTTGGTGTAAACCCAATTGTATCCTTCCAAGGTGAAGGCACAGTTCTATTCGGTGACAAAACATTGTTGTCTAAACCATCTGCATTTGACCGTATCAATGTACGCCGTTTGTTCATTGTACTTGAAAAAGCAATTGCTAAGGCTGCAAGATATTCATTGTTTGAATTCAATGACCAATTCACAAGAGCACAATTTGTTGCACTAGTAGAACCATTCTTGCGTGACGTACAAGGTCGCCGTGGTATCACTGACTTCAGAGTTGTTTGTGACGAAACAAATAACACTGGACAAGTTATTGATGCTAACCAGTTTATTGGTGACATTTATATCAAACCTGCTCGTTCAATCAACTATATCCAACTTAACTTTGTTGCAGTACGCACTGGCGTATCATTCAATGAAGTCGTTGGTAAGTTCTAATAAATAGAGAAAACAGGAGAAAAAAATGGCATTTAATGTAAATGATTTTAGAGCTCAAATGACAGGGGACGGTGCTCGTCCTAATCTATTTGAAATCTCTATGCCGTTCCCTGCGTTCTCTGCGCCGGGAAATGCTCAAACAAAACTTACGTTCATGTGTAAGACTGCACAACTACCAGGTTCAACACTTGGTGTTGTGCCAGTACAATACTTTGGCCGTGAGTTAAAATTTGTCGGTAACAGAACTTTTGCTGACTGGACAATTACAGTTATTAATGATGAAGATTTTGTTGTTCGTAACGCCTTTGAAAGATGGATGAACGGCATCAATAGTCATAATCTTAATGTACGTAATCCATTAGCACTTGCACCATTAGGTTACTCAGTCGATGGCTCAGTAACACAATTTGGTAAACAAGGCAACACATTGAAGAAGTATAAGTTTGTTGGTTTATTCCCAACAGATGTAACTCCTATTGATGTTGATTGGGGTTCTAACGATACGATTGAAGAATTCAGCGTCACTCTCACCTATCAATGGTGGGAATCAGTTGACGATGGTGTTGTGTAACGAGAAGGGCTTCGGCCTTTCTCATTTTTTTATAGGATGATAATTTATGGCAGTTAAGCTGTTTGGCTTTACACTCGGCAAAAAGGACATAGTTCAGGTTCAAGCACCTGAACAGCCTTCGTTCGCCTTACCAACCGAAGCAATGGATGATGGTGCTATTACCATCACGCAAAATGCACACTATGGCACATACGTTGACCTAGAAGGTTCTGTTCGTAACGAAATAGAACTTGTTACACGTTATCGTGAAATGGCTAATCATCCAGAGTTAGAGATGGCAATTGATGATATTGTCAATGAAGCTATTACACATGATGTGTCTGGTAAAACAGTTGATATTGTCTTAGATAATCTCAAACAACCAGAAACAATTAAGAAAAAAATTATTGAAGAATTCGATACAATTTTAAAATTGTTAAACTTCGGTAATTTATCAGATGACCTTTTTAAGAGATGGTATATTGATGGTAGAATTTACTATCATATTGTTGTTGATGAAACAAAACCAAAAGAAGGTATACAAGAATTAAGATACATCGACCCACGTAAGATTCGTAAGGTCCGTGAAATCAAAAAAGACAGAGACCCAAAAACTGGTGCTCAAGTTATTGCTTCTATTGCCGAATACTATGTTTACAATGATAAAGGCACAGTAACTCAGGCATATACAAGTAGTGTTAATGCAGGTCTAAGAATTGCACCAGAGTCAATCATTAATGTAAACTCTGGTTTGATGGATGCAAAAAACACATTTGTTATTTCGTATCTACACAAAGCAATTAAGCCACTTAACCAGTTGCGTATGATTGAAGATGCGGTAGTTATCTATCGTCTATCAAGAGCACCTGAACGCCGTATTTTCTACATTGACGTTGGTAATTTACCAAAAGGCAAAGCAGAACAATATCTAAAAGATATTATGGCAAAGTATCGTAACAAAATGGTTTACGATGCAAGCACAGGTGAGTTGCGTGATGACCGCAAACACATGTATATGTTAGAAGACTTCTGGTTACCTCGCCGTGAAGGTGGTAAAGGTACAGAGATTACTACATTGCCAGCTGGCCAAAATCTTGGTGAGTTGGAAGATGTTAAGTACTTCAGACAAAAACTATTACAATCATTGAATGTACCTATCAGTCGTTTAGAACCACAACAAGGTGGTATGATTGGTGTTGGTCGTTCAACAGAAGTTACAAGAGATGAAGTTAAGTTTACAAAGTTTATCATTAGACTGCGTAACAAGTTCTCACAAATTTTTGACCATGCGTTGAAAATTCAACTCGTTCTAAAAGGCATTTGTACTTTAGAAGAATGGGAAGATTTCAAAGAGGACATCTATTATAACTACATGAAGGATAACAACTTCACCGAAATGCGTGATGCTGAAATTCTGCGTGAAAGATTAAGTGTGTTGCAAAATGTTGATCCATACATTGGTAGATACTACTCTATGGAGTGGGTTCAAAAGAATGTTCTTCAGATGGATAAAGAAACTATTGCCGAAATGAAGAAACAAATTGCAAAAGAAGAAGCAGATGGTACGGGTGGTCCAACAATGCCACCAGAAATGCAACAGCAACAACAAGCTAATGCAGAATCCAACCCTCCTGTAGATAACACACAAGATGAAGCAGCGAATGAATCGTTGACTCCACAACTAGATTCAGATGTGGAAAAATATTCATCTCTACTAAATAAGCGATAATTTAAAAAAGGATATAATATGCAAACATCAGAATTTATTGACGAATTAGCGGC